GGACCTTGGAATTCAACTTTACCATTGAAGAAGTTGTAGATCTCACCACGGAATAAATCCAATGTGAAGTTATTCTTGTTGTAGATTCTTTTGAAAGAGTTATCTAACTGTTTCCAAAGACCCACTGACAATCTTAAATCATCTGGACCATCTTGTTTAATTCTACCACCTTGTCCCCACATTAAGTAAGTCTCAATATCTTGAGCAATCTTAGATAAGTGAGCAGATTCCATAGTAGTTAAGAAAGTTCTAGATAAATCACCATTGTCAAAAGCTTTTTTAACTTTGTCTTTACCTAATTTCTTAACCATATCATCTAGGTTAGCAATTGATGGATCATTTAAGTTAGCATCAAATGTTCTCCAGATCTCAGTTACAGGAACTGTACCATCTGCATTCATACCACCTTTGATCATCAAATCTGCTCTAGAAGAGATAGAGTAATGAACATGAGCTTCAGCACCTCCTACATAGTTGTAGAATTCACGGAAACCAGCTCTAGTTTGGATGTCTGAGAATCTCTCACCATACTCACCACGAGCAGAACCTTTACGGAAAACTTTAGTACCATTAGCTAAGTACTTGTTATCTAAGAATCTGAAGTTGTCATTGTTTACTAACTGTACAGTATAGATAAATCCATCACCTACAGGTAAGATATCTTCAGCTGTAACATAAAGTTCCACACCGTTGTATTTGTCATATGTGAAGATATCACCATGTCCAAACTCACGTCTGTTTAACTTTACTCTGAAGGTTGATCCTTCAATTCCTTTGAACTCATTATCTGGTTCAATGTCCTCAATAATGTAAGGAAGATCAATAGACACAGGAGTCTGCCATCTATATTCACCTCTTGCATTATCAACCATAATTACATTTTTACCGCCAAAAGATGACATTTGGTACAAAGGCATTTCAACTTTTTGAGCCATAGCCCATAAGTCTACAGGACCTAAATCCATTGGTTGAGCATCTTTCAACATGTTTACTAAGTGGTATGAATCAATGTGTGAGCTTGCATTATATGCAGTATCACGCAGGAATATACCATTGTTTAAAACTGGAGTTGCCATTTATTTATTTATTTATTAGTTACTAATTTAAAATGTTCTTCTAAAAATGTTAGAAGAGCGTTGTATTGTTTTTTGTGGTTTGTTTGAAGATCTTTCTTCACCTGCACCTGTGTTAGTTGAAGAACTAGATAGTTTTCTAGACTCTTCAGTTTTCAAGCTTCTTACTGTTTTTTCTACAGCAGCTTTAGAACCTTGTTCTTTGATTCTTGTTCTGTATCCTTCTGGATCTTGAAGTAACCAAAGTGCTTCAGCAATTAAACCATGGTTAGGTTCAACAAACTGATACTTCTCTAACAAGTGTCCTAACAAGTTTGTATTCTTACCTGAAATAGAAGGGTAATTAGGTTGAACTAATCCTGAATATAAAACACTTTGTGTTTTCTTATCCAACTTAACCCCGCCAATTTCTCCTGCTGCAAGTGTATTGTATACACTATCAGTATAAGCTTTAGCTTGTCTTTGTTGTTGTTCTTTTTTGTGTTCTTGCTCAGCTAACTGTCTTGCAACAATTTCTTCTTGCATTCTATCCAACTTTGGTTTAAACTGATTAGCTTTTTGTTCAAGCTTATTCATATCCGCCCAGTCTTGAATTTCTGATTCAATCTCCTCAGCAGTTCCAAAGTTAGTAGCCCAAAGATATTGTCTAGCAATTTCTTCTTGGTCAGCTTCATTAGAAGGATCTAAATCTACAATCTCTTCTACATGTGCAAGAGTTCTAAAAAGACCTTTTAAATCTTGTCCGCCATCAGCTACATACTTAGCTGCAATTTGAAGTTCTTCAGGAAGCGCATTAAAGAATTCTTTAGGGACATTTTTCTTAACTGTTTCTTCTCTTTCTTGGAAGTTAGCTTCAAATAATTCTCTGAAGTCTTTAGTACTATATTCTTCTAATGGTTTGTCATCATCAAAAGGAATTAGTGTGCCCTCTTCAATCATCTTCTGAGCTAAATCATATAGACCATCTTTATCTACTTTAGGTCTTCCATTTTTAGTCCCAGCCTCTTCATTTTGAGTGATAAGGTTGTCTAACTCAGAAATAGTTTCTTCAACTAAAGCTTTGTCTTCTGCTGCTTGAGCTTTTTCTTGAGCTGTAGCAGGCGGTGTGTCAAGGAACGATACATCAACATTCTCTTTGGTGAACATTGTTTTTGGTTTCTCTTCTGCTGTTTTTCCATCCTCTGGGACCATGATATTAGCAGCACCTGGATTACCAAATAGTTCATCAATGTTTACATCAACTTGTTCTACCGTTGTAGTATCTTGAATTTGCTCTTCAAGATTAGTTGCATCTTTATTCATTTTGTTGGTTTTAGTTTATAATTTAATATAAGCAATAAACTTGAAAAATTTAAATACCCTTAAAAAGTTTTGAGCACTATATAGCTAACACTATTCTTTTTCATCAAATTTATTTTTATTCTCTCTAGCAATTTCTAATTGTTTATTAGCAATTTCTCTTTGAGCTTGTATTTTTTCTCTTTCAATTTGAGCTTTTGTAGAATCATTATTCATTCTGTTTGCTTCTTTCTCTCTTTGAAGATTCATTTGATCCTGGAATTGTTCTGAGTCTTTAATGTCTTTCATAGCATCTAAGTAGTCAGATTGCTTATTCTCATTTAAATCCACCATAGATCCCATACCAGCAGCTCTAATTTCAGCAACAAGAATATCTCTTTGTCTATTTTTCTCATCTCTCAACTCTTGAGCATCAAGTTCCATTTTCTTTTGTTTCTCTTGAGACTCAATTTGTTGTTGTTGCATTTGAGCTTGTTGTTGTTGTTCTTGTTGTTTTTGAGCTTGCATTTTTTCTTCTGCAGCTTTAAGAGTATTGTTAACTTCTGATACTGTATCTGCTTGCATTAGCTTTCCTAAATCATATATTGTAGCACCAGTGGTATTGTTTGTCATAGCCATTTGTTTCAATTGCTCTAACACCGCTCTATTGTTAGCTGTAGTACTACAAAATATATTAAGTTCTCTCATCAATAAATCTGTTCCATTTATTTCAAAGTTTACTTTTTCATCATTGGATGTCATGTAGGAAAGTCTTGCGGACGGTTTTGTTGAATGGTAGTACTGTGCAAGATCTGTTCTCATTGTATGCACGCGAGGCATTAAGTAATCACAGTGTTGAATGAAGAAAACTTCAGTTTGAGCATAAGATGCTGATGCAGCTTGCTCAACCCCAGTAGCAGTCATTTGTGATAACTGTTGACCCATTCTTTGTGGATTAATACCAATTACATCATAAGCTTGTTGCTTAAAGTGCTCTGCAAGTTTAATCCTTGACATTAACCTGTTAGTCTGTTCTAGATCTAATTTTTGGAAATGTTGGAAGCTTAATGGGTTTTCTGTATTTGTAAGTGATGTGTCCAATGGTAACATTTGGAAATTCTTCATAGCTACATATGCTTTAGCTAAGTTATTTTTACCCCAGTCTTCACCCATTGAATGTCTTGGTAATGCATTTTGGTCAAGTAATATTACTGTTCCTAACTCATCTACTAAGATATCAGCTATCTGATTGTTTACAATATTGTATCCAATTTGATAAGGTTTCATTAAATCAAGTAATGCTGTTGACTTAGTATTTCTATCAGAGAACACTGCTCCTTCTACTGGAAGCTTACAACCATACAAGCTATTGTCACCTTTGAATTGAAATCTTAATGGACCAATATGGTTTTTATCTACACCAATATAAATTGGAGAGAAACCACCAGGATTATTCATACCCCAGAATGAAGGAATATTAGGTCCAATTTTTACACCACCCCAAACTTCATTAATCCAAATCCAGTCAATGTGCTCACCATATACAAGATTCTCTTTTGATTTATTCTTAAATAATCTTGTATCATAAATTGGATTATCTGTAATCTTATAGTCTTCAGTTATTATTTCATTAATAACTTCACCATTATCTTTTATTTTAGTCAAGTGTCCAACTTTTCTCTGAGACTTCCAGTAACCAGTAGTTACTCTTAGTAAGTATGCTGTACCTTGATCATAGTAATCTTCACCTTCAGAAAGAATCTGATTAATAATATCTCCACCGTCATATACTGAACCAGCCATCATACTTGTATACTGTCTGTATGCTAATGAAGGCATATTAGTATTCCACTCATGTGATTTAGTAGCATCATAGAATGTACCATCATTTTGTCCACCAATTGTATATCCTGCAGATCTGATAGGATATATTGCTTCTAGTGCTTCATGTTGCTCATCTGTAAGAAGATATCCATACTTATCAATCACATCAGCAACTGTTAGCATATCTACTTTACCTACCCAGTTACCTTGAGAAATATATCTAGCATCTGGTGATTTGTGATAGAAAGTAACAGGTGGGTTCCATAATTCAACTTCATAATCATCTTCCATCATGCGGAAATGCCAGAACTCTCTATCTGTAATAAGCATGTCACGGAAACCTCTTTCTTCCAATTCTTCCATACGGAATCTTTCAACATCTACTTTATGTTGGTGAGAAGCCCATTGTTCAACCAATGATCTATAATCTTTCTTAAAGAAGCCTTCTATTTCAGGTAAAGTTTTGATTGTTTCAGGAGTAAGTTGTTGTTGAGCTTCTGGAGAATTAGGATCTAAACCTTGTTCAAGTAATGCAGCTTTTATTTTATTACTTGCATCTGCCATTAAAGTATCCTCAACCATCTTTCTTTTTTGCTCCATCATCTCATTATATGAGAATTCATCAACAGCTCTGTAGCTAAGTTTAGTTGATCTTTTAGCAAATTCAGCTACAAGAACATTAATAACATTTGGGATAATAGGATAGAACTTTAATTCTAATGCAGACCAGTCTTCTTTTGTTAATACATCAACAATGTCTTTCATCTCATTGTTTTCTTCAACAATATAATCTGACTTATCTATAATACCTTTAGCCAGCTTATAGTTCTTCATTAATCTTCGCGCATTTCTGCGGATTTGTTTTAAGCCATTCCACTCTAACCAGTCAAGATTCCAAGCCGCCCACTCTTCATCTTTCTCCTTTTTAGGAATAAATTGCAATGGTTGAGTAATACTACCCATCCTGTTATGTGATGCCTTTGCTCCTTTTTTTAATTGTAGTGCGTTATATACTTGCATATTATCTTAAATTTTTAAAAGGAGATCTGGTTACTTTACCTCCTAAATGATTTCCATTCCCCCCAATATGTCTGAAGGGACTACTACTTAATTTATATAAATTTTTTGAATTATCCAAGTTTTTGGCTGCTTCATCCTTGATTACGCGCTTAGTATACCCTCTATTGGAGTGTTGTATTTTCATAAATGCTACAAGAGCACAGAATGATACAAGTCTATCCACGTTGACACCATCAGCATAAGCAAACATTTCTTTGATTAACATGATGTCTGGGATTCTCTCTATACCATATTTTGTTCTTACAACAGTACCATCAGTTTTTAATTCCTGATCTAATTCTTCTTTGGTATACTCAATAGCATAACTTAATAAATGTGACTTAAACAAAGTACCGGTATTCTTCCAACCATACTCCTGGAACACGTTATTATTGGACCCTAAATCCTTTAAGAACATGATCTGACTCTTAGGTACAAGATACTTTTGTTTTTTTCTAGATATCATATACTGAATAAACAAAGAAATGTTATTCTCTATTATTGTCCATGCATTGTATAGCTCAATAATATGTTCTAACATTCTGTGTGTTTTATTAATATCATCATATCTACCACACCAAGCAGCAACTATTTTGTCTGGTTCTATGTAAGTCTCTGTTTCAATACCAGTAACTTTAGTAACTTCTACTGGAGCTTTCATTACATAAATAGAACACAATGATTCTGATGTTGTTGTTTTACCCTCTGCTACGGGGTCAATTGATGCATAGTAAGTACCAAATGATGGATTCTCTATTGGTCTTTCCCATACTACAAGAACTCCTGTTTTATCTTCTGTCTTTTTAGATACAGGGAATTCTGTTATAGGTCTTCTATTAGAATGTTCTAATCTAATCTTTCCTTCAGCATCTGCTGTTATATCTAAGTATTCAGGAGCATATTCTTTATCTTCTATTCTTCTCTGCTGTGCGGTAAGAAGGTGAGTCGGGAACTTAGATACAGTTCTGTGGTCAAATGCTTCTTTTATATTTCTTGGATGCTGAGAAATCCTCAACTGATATGTCTCAGGATCTAATTCTTTTTTCCATGCTTCAAACTGATCATCTAAAGCTTGTAATGCTTCTTCTACTTTTGAGTTACCATTATGATCTATATATGGTGGCATAGACCATTGTTCAGGTATAAATAAACCTGACACACCTGGAGTACCTTTATCATCTATCAGATCTGTCTCTACTGTATATATATCATTAGCTACAGGGTCCATAATCATCTTTCTCAATGGTTCACATTGAGATAAATCCCCTACAGATCCTGCTGCAATAAACATACCTGTAGTAATTAAACCAGATCTCATGGCTGGACGCATATACTCATATGTGCTATCCATCCTAGGAGCAATCCCGGCCTCCTCATGAAAGAAGTATTTAACCGGACCCCCTACACCATTTGTTGGATCTTTCTCAAATGACATACCTTGAATAGTACCTTTTAGACCAACTTCTGTTTTTCTATCACCTCTTCTTACCTCAATTTTCTGTTGCCACATCATAACCTTGTCCGGTGACATAGGTCTATACCATGCTGTGTGCTCATTAAGGAAAGCTGCATATTCTTGAAGAAATTTCCAAGAACCTTTCTCATTGATGTAATCTTTAAGACTGGCACCAATCTTT